ACCCCAGAATGGCCACAACCACATATCCTGTGCGATTCGAATATCGTAACCGCATGACGAAAGCCCATAACTTCGACCATGAACAACTTCGCGTTCGTGCCATGGAAAGAGATGTAATTTTTCTTCTAGTACCATCTGTCGAATAGTTTGGGCGCAGAGCATTGAATCTCCTAAGTATGCATTCCGACTATCACGCCTCGAATTGTATCACTATCTCCATAGAATAGACTCGGTTCTGGGTACGACTCAAAAGAACATGTCTCGGCTACGGTTCTAAGTAAGAGCAATTGCTTTAGGTTGAAGGACCCCTTCTCAGGGATCCCAGGTAGAGCGACAGCAGCGCCATCTGCTTCCGTTGCTTCTGTGGACATCTTATCTTTAGTGAAGTAGCATCTTTCGAAGTCGTTTATAAATGGGAGCAGTTTTTCTAGATCCTTGAAGAAGCCGTGTGGGATTGGGGTCTTCCCACCTTCTTTGTTTAGGAGTTCAGCTACATTTGGCCATTCAGTACTTAATAGTTGAGATCGCAGCCAACGCCCGCCAGGGAAATGGAACGTTACGCTCCCGCTTGAGGCTTGGATCTTTATAGGAGCATGTCCTATACGAAGCAGTTCGTTAACAGAATCAGCGGGGATGTTGATTTCAGGAAAAGCAACACCAATCCACTTTTCGATCAAAATGATGTTGTTGGTTGCAAAGGCGCTTGGTCCTCTAAAGAGTACTCCACGAGCCCAAGGGCGAGAAGCATCTATGGCTATGAATGGCTGGAGGATCTCTAGAGCATCCATCAGTTTAGCGCCATCCATTTGAATCTCGGCACCTTCAGGTTCGATATTGGGATACTTTTCTTCTTGAGGAAGGCAAGGTACAAATACACTGAAATCTCCGCTCTGGACAGCTAGACGCCCAGTTGGAGTCAAGTGCATTTGAACAGTACCTTCGCAAGACGAGATAGCTTTGATAAATAGATCTGCTCTAGGATTACATTCAAGGTTTAGATCAATAGGACTACTTAGCGATATAGCTCCATTGTAGCCTTGAATAGTATGATCTTTAATCCTAAAGTGTTGGAGAGCCGGTACGAAGTCTTTCTTCGCGATCGAACCCCTCACGAACTTTAAAGTTTCAATCATTTAGAAATCCTGTATTGATATACTTTCTTAATCCAGTTTAAAAATTCGTCTTCTGAAAAAGTATTCTTTGCTATATTACATTGAAAACAACAAGGATTACAGTTTTCTAGAGTGTAACTTTTATTTGAATCGATTCTATCTATACCTACATCAACAGATCCACAATAGACACATATTTTAGAAACAAGACTACAAAATTGTTCAAAAGTTAAACTAAATTCTAAATTTCTCGATTTAGCACCTTTCTTACAATCTTTAAATTTACCTTTAAGAGTTAATCTATATTCTTTATTATATTGGTAAGACTTTTCTGAATTTTGTCTATAATATTTTTGATGGTACTTTTTACGATATTCTTCTGAATACGAAGATAACTCGTTTCCATTATCATCATATTCCATTATCCCCTCGGGAGAATGTATACTTCTTTTTTCATGTGCTTAGCATATCTGATGGTACTCCATGTACCAGATCTAAGTTTTTCGCCGTTAGTTCTCGGAGCGGCAATTAGAAGATTGCATGAATCAACAATAATCTTATTACGTTCGAGATATGGTCTAGGAAATTCAAGCCTAGAATATGTCTTGCAAAAAGCTCTAAGTTTATCTTGATCTGGAGGGTGAATTACAACTTTAAATCTGAATGTTAAAGCAATAGCGTGAGCTTCAGCATCTGCGCCTACGCAGTCTCCATGATGGAATTCTTCCCAGATAATTGCGTAAATTTGACTTTGTTTGGGTTCTTTTAGTTCTGTTAATTTACCATAGAGAGCTTGCTTTTGAAGTTCAGACATTCCAAATCGGGTTCCAGTAAATCCGACGTTCATCCGAATAACCCCATTTGATCAAAAATGAACTTTGGATTTTCAGTATGAATTATCTTCCCGAGTTGATCATAAGCCCAGATGTTGTATGCCCATCTGCTTAGATATGTTTCCCTCATGCGTTGAAGATCAACACCGCATTCTGTTAATCGTTTCTCAATTGCTTCTCGTTGAATTGGAGGGAGTGTATCAATATGTCTCCATTCAATCTTACGGTTAGGTGATACATTAGATACTGAAACAATGCGACCATCTAACAGCAACATACCACCAACCCGCGCAACTTGAACCCACGAAGATGAATCCACCGAATACCATGGGTACCTCTTCATCAAGTCTATTTGAGAGAGACCAAACCCGTGAACTCGTACTTTAGGGCGCCCTGCTCCGTCACATAAGTAACGCTCCCAGATACGGTCGAGCCAGTAAAAGAGCTGAGGCGTGCTAATCGGTACCATTCCTCCGATGGTGATATATTGATAATGACTGACATACCATTCAAGGTATCGTTCATCTTCACCGTAATGGAAGCATGGCAAGGGTCTGACACCAAGTTTCTCCATTGCTAGTTGGTTTTGATATGTAAGAAGAGGATCACCAATTCCATCAAGAACAGAAGCCACAAGAATACCATCGATAACTTCAATAATATCTATGTTCCTTTTGATGAAGTCGACATAGTTTTTGAGGTTAATTCTAGCGCCCTGCGTGTAAGCAGAAAAAGCACCAGAGTCCAGAAAAATTTTTCTGCCATCGTTTCTTATCGGATTAACTTTAGATTCTTTGTTGATGTAATGGAACGATTCTAGAAGATATGATACATTATCTCGTTGATACTTCTCATAATCAGTGAGTCGATTGTAGAGATTGCTCCCTTTATGAAAATTTGCAGTATAAATTCCAGCTAGATAAAGTCTCATGATTCTTTGTGTATATCTCTACGATGTTTTTCCCAAGCATCAATAAGAATATGTTTATGTGCTTCTATTACTCCTTTAGAACTACATGCGATTGATAGTTGAAATGAACTTCTAATCGGACAATCTCTGCATTCAACCCATAGTACAATCATAAATCTTCCATTAATAACTTGGGATCCTTTGATAATGTTTGATTGCTTCATATTTCATATCAGCTTGAGAGCTTCTTTGACCATGAATTCGATTTCATTTATTCTTGCTGGTCTCGGTTCAGCAGATACCCAAGGTCCTGATTGCCAGTAAACATGAGCATGATTATCTTTGCGCACAAGTTTACGATCACAGATTGTAACCGTACCGTCTAATGCAAATGTTTGATGAATTTCGTCAGCTCGTTGAAGATATGATTGTCCAGGAAAGATCGATTCAGCAGGCAAATGCTGTAGACGCTGACTATCGTATGTTGAGATCATATTCGCTGCAGTTGTTCCTGGACCGCATTCAATCTTAACGTGCTGATAAATCTCTCCATCTTGATGAAGAGAATACTTGACGTTCTGAATCTGTCCTGCTACTACGTATGATGTGAAGTCCCAGGGATGATCATGAATCGCACTAACATCTTTAACTTGGAATTTCGAATGCCAGATATGAAGTCTGAATCTGCGATCCTTATCGAGATAAGTTCTTAGCATTCCTAGACCTTGGATTGACCATTCAACATCTGCCCAACGATTCAGAAGAGGTTTCACTAGAGCTTGAACCATATGCGCATTCATAAAATCCTCTTGAAATGGCCGTCTTCGAATTCGCTTACTCTACGAACGTTGAAAGTTCGATGACCTAAAGAAAAATAGAGCCACTTACGCTCCCTCGGTTGGTCGTTTGTACTTTCCCATACTATCCAAAGTCTTATGTAATAGCTACGTGTTTTCAGATGTTTCCAGATCATTCTAAACCTTGGAAGAGGTTTGGCCAGCGCACAACGCAAAGCATCTTCCACTTGTTTGCGAACCTTTGCATTTCAGCATCTGCCAATAGATCACAACGTTCCTTAAACAGTTTCTTAAGAGCCATTGGATTGGTAGTCCAGATAAACGACGTCTCGCAAGAATGAGAAAGATACGAAGATGCACCTTCATAAATTCTCTTGCGTTCGAGACCTTTTGGTTCTTCTTGATTGTGAAGGTACTTGAATTGATCAACTTCGCGATCGATGAAGTCAGTGTAAGCGTCGTAGTTGACTTGCATTGCTTCTCTAAACTTCTGCGTCTCTACTTGGCTCCCATGAATCTTTGGGTGCACAACATAGAATCCGTAATGATGAGTAAACCTTGTTGATTCTTGAGAAGGTGATCCTTCTTCGTCGCGATCCGCTCCTACATAGTTACGAATCAACTCATGAGATACGCGACGCGAAACTCCGGCGATGAAAAACGACATCTTTGCATGATATTGAATAGATGCGTGAGGAATGGGACCTTTTTGAGTAGTAGCGATATATTCTCTGTTCGTAGCTTTCTTGCCTTGCTCAGCAAATGAGTCATAGCACTTGCGCCCAGCAAGTTCTACGAGAAGTTCGTTCCCGCTAAGGTAGCGATCAGGTTCACTCATAGGAGATGCAAAAGCGTCTGAAGCTTCGAATCCACCATGAGGGAACAAATCAATCATTGATTCGATCCCATCAGCAGGAATGCAATTTGGCCTGTGGAGCTTAATCCACTCAGCCATCTTCATAATACCAGGTTGCTCGAGATTCATCTCAGCAATGCATTCAACGGTCGGCTGATAAACTAGAGTGATTTCTTTGCTCATGGCGTACTCCTGTCAGCGAGATCTAGAAATTCTGAGCGAGCTTTTGCATCGGAGAATAGAACGCCTCTTAGAGCACTCGTGATCGTATGTTGGCCTTGTTTGCAAACTCCTCTCGACTCCATACAGAGATGGCGAGCTTTGATAAGAACACCTACTCCTTTAGGATTGAGATCTTCGCTATTCGCTAAAGCATCAGCGATCTGGTTTGTCATCCTCTCCTGAACTTGAAGCCTGCGTGAGAAGATTTCTGTAAGCCTCAGCAGTTTCGATAGTCCAAGTATGCGACCCTGAGGAATGTACGCTATTGTGGTTATACCGAAGAATGGCGCGAGATGATGTTCGCAATGAGAATAGAATGGGATATCTCGCTGAACAATCATTTCGTCGTAATCAATCTTTTCAAACGTCTTCATTACATCTTTTGGTTCTTGACTATAACCACAAGTCCATTCGTACCAGGCGCGGGCGACGCGAGCTGGCGTTTCTCTCAGCCCCTCGCGATTAGGATCTTCTCCTAGATGCTCCAATAGCTTACAGATAACAACTTCGAATTCTTCGTGGTCATGTTCGTTTACTGGTTTGTCTCTTTTCACAAGACCTGTGACGCTCCGAACGCTACAAGATTCACTCGATTGATTACTATGAATCCATTTTTGAGAAAATGGATCAAACCAACATTTAGTTCCACCGCAAGGTGCATTCTTTGGAATCATTAAGACCTCTTGCGATAGGTTGCAGAACATTTTCTTGTTTCTTCAACGGTTACTTCAACGAGGCGAACTTGCGTATCATTGAGATGGCGAGGACCAATTTCATCTACTAGATACTTAGCCATATTTTCTGCAGTAGGATTAAACGTTACGATACATGTTCCGTTACTATCGAGTTCTCTTAGTTGATTTAACCATGGGTCTTTAGACCAAACTAAGAATACATGATCCCAGTTTCGATCTAACCAATCGCAAAGTAGATTCTTGATATGAGAGAAATCGATAACTCGTCCAACTAAATCTAAACCATCCTCGTTAGTTCTGATATTAGCATCTGAATCAACAGGTTCACAAACAAACCAGATGCGATAGTTATGCCCATGAAGATGTGCACAAGCTCCTTCATGTCCAACTACTCGATGACCCGCTGAGATATCATGATACCGTTTTACGCTAAACATTAGAAGATTCTCGCACGTTCGAACCATGGACCAAGCAATACCGAATTGGCTCCGAAATAGTTTGGCGTATCTGGTAGATGCATCTTTCCTTCTTTGTAGGCTCTCATGATCAAAGGATCAGGAACATTAGCTTCGATAAATCCCTTTGCTCTAAGAAGCGTAGCGTGATCGTGACCAACTGGAGGATATTCTCCATCGTAAGATGTATGAGTCCACTTCAGTGCTTCATAGCATCCGGGAAGATCTAGAGCCAACTTTACTGTGTCAGCCTTCTTAAGATCCATCAACGGGACTCGAATATGAATCATCTCTGATAAACTATAATCTCCGAACAACGCTTTGTTAGAAGCGATTTCAATTTCGTCGATAAACGATTGACGGCAATCAGGATATCCTCCGTAATCTTCTTCGCAAACTCCAGTGAAGATAGACAGGGCTTTCCTGTGTGCAGCTCTATTCATTGCGATTGTCAAGAACAATTGATTACGCATCGGAATGAACGTCTTTTCTAATCCTCCTGGAAGCGATTGGTGATCTTTATACTGCTCTAGAGGATTAGTCGATACGAGAGGAGAAGAACTGACAAGAATAGAAGGTCCTAGGTTGATGATTTCATGACTCTCGCATCCTGCGGCCATTGCGATATGTTGGGCAGCCTCGATCTCCAGTTGATGCCGTTGTCCATAATTGAATGTAATCGCATGGATCTCGTATCCTGCGAACTTTGCGAAGTAAAGACAAGTTGTTGAATCTTGGCCTCCCGACAATACAACGATCGCTTTGGCAGTCAAGGATCCTCCTAGAGGTAGTTTTGTGCGATACTTAGAAGAGAATAAGATCTTCTTTTCTTCTTCTCTATTCATTCAAGACCAATAATTTTCTGGGTTTGAAGACTGAGAGTGTATCCGAACTTCATGCAGCTATCAATAGCTGCTTTTAGATTGCGAGCATTCTCTAGGATCTCTTTGTCGTCTCGAGGCTGAACGTAGATGTATCCTTCTGGATCATAACCGTTATCTGGAGGGCGCGCGACGCGATCGTGAGATTTTAGACCCAACGAGAATGTAGGTAATCCATCAGTTGGATCTACGTGATCAGCATCTAAGATGTACTTGAAATAGCTGATATGTTTTTCAAGATCCTGATTTAACTTCGGAGTCTTTGGGCTGCATACGATTGAAAAGTATTCGTGTTCAAACGGAAGCCCAGGTAGATACAATGTTCCGTTGGTCTCGATCTGAATATGGAGTCCATGGTCTAGAAGTGTTTCGATCAATGGGACTATGTTTTGGCGTAAAGGTTCACCGCCGGTGATCACCACCAAACTGACACCATTGTATTTCACCTTCTTTGTAAACTCTTTCACTTGATCAAGTATAGCTTGAGGAGTTTCGATCCCGCGCATGTTGGTATAGTCAGTATCGCAGTGAGGACACTGCAGATTGCAACCTGCAAGACGTATGAATATTGATGGGATCCCGGCGAATGGACCTTCGCCCTGAATCGTTGGGAACATATGATGTACATCGACTAAACCATTAGGATCTAAAGATTGCTTCTCTGCTACTTGTAGGTTCATAAGGACTCCATTATATAGGAGTTCAAAGCATCTTAATAGATCATTGGAGATCCAAGAGCAATAAAAAAGGAGGCCGGGTTCTCCGACCTCCTTTCCTATTTGTTTCATGATGTAGTTTGGTTACGTGGTCGCTGCCGGCGTCGGAGCGCCAGTCGCAGCCGGCGTACCGGGAGCAGGCGTACCAGGAGCAGGCTGGGTCGTCACCTGCGGAGTCGGCATGGGTCGCGGCTCGGCCTTGAGCCCGTGGAACTTGCGCCACCGACCATACTGCGTCGCGATCGTAGCCTCGTTCAGACCCTCTGCGGTTCCCTTCGCGATCACTTCCTTGCGAGTCGCCGCCCTCCCCGCAGCACGAGACTCTTCGTCGGAGATCGCCCAGACGCGACCCGTCTGCGTTCCATCCTTCGGACGCGTCACGCCATTCTGCTGGATCTTGGCCGCTTCGCGCCGAGCCTTCTCTTCGGCCTTCTGCTGAGCCTTGGTCTGCTGGACGGGCGGGGGAGTCTGAGGAGGCGCTGCGGTCGCGGTAGCTTCTGCCATTGTATTGCTCCTTTTGTAGTAAGGGCTTTATGCCCTTTAACTGGTAGGAATTATAAAACACGGTATGGCCTTTTTCAACCCCGTATTATGAACCTTGTTGAGGCTTTTTTTCCTGAGCGATCCTGTATCGGGTTCTGAGGATCGCCAAGTTATCATTATCAGCGCAATTCCCGCAAGTTACCCTCCACCGGTCAGATCTTGTCCAGTAAACGGATCCACAAGAACAAAGGATCAATAGAAGATTTATTTCAGGTGTCCAACGAGATCCTATGATTCTCACTTCGGGACAGGAAGAGCAGTACCAAGATCAGCTTTTGCCTGATGCCGTCTTCTGGATTCTTCAACAGGAACTTGTTCGATCCTGTCCATTTCTACTTCAGAAATGATTTCAAGATTATGTCCTGCAGCTTCTGCCCACGCAATCAATGTGAACTGGACACCTGCTGCTTCTTGCGAAGGGGATCCAGGTGGCCGTGAATAAACTCGATTCCGGATATTCTGAATGATGATCGGAGAAACGCCTTCGGCTTGCGCCAGTTCAATAGATTCTTCAACGAGGCGCATAGCGCGTTCTTGCCTATTTGTGGTTATCTCATGCCCGTAGCGAGTTTCCAACCAAGCGACTAGTCGTTTGCCAATCTTCTCTTGAAGAGTATTCATTCGTGGTCCTTGCGACCCGACGTACGAGCCATAGGAGTAGACCACCATGCAAAAGCTTCACGATATTCGGTATCTGAATATTTCGTAAAGATCCGTTCTCCCCACACTATGACGTCCGGCATACGCTTGAATGGCGGAACATCAATTTCTTCGACTAGAGCCGGTACTTGTTGACGCTCTCCAGTCATCACAACTAACTTGACTTTATTCATTTAACCCCCATCTTCTTTTTAGCAACCCAGAGTCCTAGTCCGCAAGATTCACAAGTGTAATTAACACCTTGCTTATATGCCTCTGAAGGAGCTAAAGGTTTTTCGACTTCTTGATAAGCAAGACGGCATCTTTTGTTCTGGCAGCGGTATTTAGTCATCTGATGATTCTACTACAACTCCTTCGCCTTCTTCTTCCATCTCGTCGAGGATGTCATTAAGAATGATTTCTACTTCCATTCCATCTTCGCTTGCTAGCTCTATAGTTCTAGTAAGAAATCCCTTCAAATAATCGGCGTCTTTAAGAATAGCTTCTTTTGGACCCCAGTATTCTTCTGCTGCCTGTTGGCCTTGAGTCTCTAGATCACTCATAGTATCCTCCATGGTACAAATGGGGTACCCTTACCGCCATACGGTCCCCCTAGCTGTCATGGCGTAACAACCGGCTATGGGCCTTTAACCACTAGATTTTCAGGGCGGGTAAGCGCCTCCCGGGCTTGACAAGGCACACATAATCTGCAATCAATTGGAAGATATAGATCTTCTTGAATCTTCGGCCCAAAGAACTTCTTCTTTGGATTCGTGCATGGCTGAGTTGAAGGAGTATCGATACTTAGCTCATTTCTCCACAAGTGCTCTATCGGGCCGCCAGCGAGAACACGAGGCCTAAGAGTATCGTGCCAATGAGCAGGTAGGTTCTTGATCTCTTCATCAGAGAGCCCGCGGTGGATACAGAGAGTAGCACACATTCTGAATCCGCGTTCGTACCTCTCGTCTCCAACGCCTTTGAGACCGAGAGCCTTTAGAACTTTGATGGCTGAACGTAACTGAGCGCCAGACCATCTGCCTGTCGGAATGATATCGCTGGATTCGTTTCGCCTACTAAGACTCGCCAACCACACGGGTCGGCCGGCCATCGCATCAATTCACTTATTGACGGTTAAGCCAATTGAGACTGGACCTGTTTCAGTAATCGGTTCCCACCAGATTTGTCCAGTCTCCTCAGTTAGAATCTGACCCTCGAGCCACGCATTTTCGAGAGCGAGCTTCTGACGATCTTTGAGTATAATCACTGATGGGCCTTCTTTCTTAGATTGTTGAGAATCTTGTTTCGATGTGCAGCACAAAGAGGACTGCCACAAATGCAATCGATTACGAAGTTACACCTCCCAAGGTGGTTTGTATCTCTGCTGCACCGCTGGCCTGACTTTCTGCTGTGCGTTCCGCAAAGCGGCTGTTGTTTCAGCTGCGTGATTCTGTTCTCTTCTGAGTTGAGCATATTGGACTGCGGCAGTACCTGGGTGTATGCCTGCTGCGATTGCGGCGGCGATTAGTTCCTGCCTTGTCTTGAACCCTTCTTTTTCAAGATCTAAATAGATCTTGCGAGTCTGTTCTACGATTCCACCACGTTTCGGCAGTTCAACGTCTGCTCCCGCAGCTTTTCGCCGCAAAAGTCTAGCGCGATAACGCTGAGTGGCTGCATTGTATTCTGATCCAATACTCTCGAGATAGTTAGCAAGTGATTCTGCTTGCGATGCTTTCTTCGCAAGAGTATGGGTCGATAGCAAGCCTGGGATCTTCTCGCGAGCCCATAGACCTAGCGCGTGGTGGAATGCTGAATCCTTTGTCTTTTGCAGCAGTTCGTTAACAACTGATATAGATTCAGCTTTTAGGATCTTTTGCTTTTTCTCTTCAAGATGCCTTGTGATTGAAATCCCGATTCCCTTCCAAGCGATGATTTGAGTTTCTCTCGCCTGGCGTCCATGGCCTACGACTATGGTCTTCCAGTACCATGTTTGGATCTCTTCCTCGAGGAGAGATTCCTTTACCCCATAGTCCTTCCATAACTGGATCAAATATCGATCCAATTCCCTAACAGCCGCCTCCTTTGCCTCATCAAGTGGAGTGAATTGAATTACTTCACCCACGCTTATCCCCTGAACCAGCCCAGTCAACTCCATGCATATGGGTGATATCGAGGAGGCGCGCTCTAGTGAGATCGACTTGAGGATCGGGGATGGGGGTCGGTAATCTACAGATACGAAGAAGCGTCCAGCCCATCGGGCCGTGAACGTAGATTACTCCGCGATTTTCATCAATCTCGAGCTGACAGCCATTTATCGTAATCATATGGGTATTATCCCATAACCTAGTGATTACGTCAAGTTAAAATCTGATACTTAGAGATCACGGGAACTTTTCAATTCTGACGAATTCGTTCCCTTCGATCAGGATAATGATCTTCTTGGGATCGTCAGTTTCGTTGAGTTCAACGCGCTGGTGGGTATTGATGGCTCGTTCGATTGCATTGAGTTTGGTTTGATCGACACCGAACATCTGGAGACGTCCAAGATCACCCTCGAGCAATGCCCGCCGGATCAGTTTTGCCATGTAGCCTCCAAGGAAAGTCCGACCAGAATATCTCCCGCTGGTCGGCCCGGGTGCCTCAGTTCACGCAGACCACACGCTGAGGTCGCCGTGTGATGGTGGCGAGTGCTACTCCATGGCCTTAGAGCGCACATCACCGCCTGCGCTATCTCTTGTTAACTTGTGCTGCATGTTCGATCGATTCCCTCCGCGCTTGCAACCACTGCTGGTATTGAGTCCTTGCAGTGAAGTAAGCGATCCCGCGATTAACACAAGCAGCGATAACATCGCGTCTTGGGACTTTGGGATTCTCCAACATCATTTCATCGGCGATGACCCAAACGGTCTTCGTTGGACTCTCGATCGTTGATCGCTTGGGATGCGGTATTTGCTCGCCGCGATGATTTGTGGTTTGCCTACGAACCTGATCTTGCTGATTCTGATAAGCACCATCTCTGATGTCTTGAACTTCTTTGTCCGAGAAGTGAGGATGATGTTTCTCTGGAGCGAATGGCGACATCTCGACAATATCGGCCGATTTGACGATGCCTTCTGCTTCCATCTCCTTTCGGATCGTAGGCGGAAGTTCATTCGCTTCCGGAGGTGTTGGTACTGATGTAGGCGCCGGGGCTGTAGCGATCGTAGCGTTTTCAGGAGTGAGCTCTCCGACTTCGTGTTGTTCTTCGGATTTTACTTCCTCCTTCGGCATTTCAGGTTCTTGACCAACATGGAGCTTTGCATTCGGAACAGCAACATACTGCTTGACGGTCCGGTAGGTGTAGCCTTTGGGCCCACCCACGATTTCATATTCACCCTCTTTTAGACCTTTCTTTTCAGCAGCTCTCGACGCATCACTCTTACGAGAGTAGTGATGATCCTTAGGCATTTATGGATCTTTCTCATTAAGAGTCAATCGGGACCATTCCCTATGAACTCCCAATGTTAATAACAGTTTAACATATCTAAAAATTTTTGGCAATAGGTAAATCAAGAATTTATGATCCCAATGTTCCGCGCCCGTTACCAATCGGGTTCGTTAAGGATCTCATTTACTGATCAGGTTCCACGTTGATGGGAAAAGAACCTGTACGATAGCTTTTGGTGTTTGTTCTCTGCGGCTGAGAATCTGCATAATACGTTCGTTAGTTAAGTAGTCGATCCTGTTAAGGTGCCCACCGGTGTCGGCCCGAAGGGATCTAACAATGAGATCCTTTCCAGGTATCTTCTCCCGATGCAGTTTTTGCATCGCCATCACGATGGAATCTGCAGCTTCTTCGTAACTAGTATACATTAGGATCTCGTTTTGGATTCGGAACGAGCGTGACTTCGTAGACAGGCATGGGATCTATGTAGACGAGCTCATGACTGAGCCTATCGCTGAACGCGATATAGATCTTGCCGTTATACTTCATCATTGCTGGGATCTCGAGTGGTACGAAGATAGTATTCTTCAATGTCTCCGGATTATCTCGATCAATAATTCGATGCAGGGTTCCAACGAATTCTTGTTGAAGATTCATTTTGCCCTCCAGTTAAACCATAATACCATACTTTATAGATCCTTGCAAGAGGCAAAGTGATTAAAAAGGGACCCTTTCGATCCAATCTTGGCACGACAGCACGATCACCTCGTACGGAGGTATGATATTAAACTTCATGCATCTGACCGGTACGTTGGGTCCCGCGTTTACTGCATTTGGAGCCCAGTACTTGCAGTTCAAGCAACTCTGCCAAACACTGAATTGTAGGATCTTTCGTTGGAATTCAATTCGAGGATTAGTCATATTCGTGACCCATGATCTGCGGAAAATCTTTGTTGATCCAGACTCTAATCCGGCTCGGTTCTTTTAGTTCTTGAAGGCGGAAGAGACCTTCAGCAGTTGATTCCGGAATAGGATTCTCTGGAAACTTAGTTCGCATTCTCCACCAATCGCGAGCCTTCTTTCGAGCATAGCCGACGTGATCGAGGCATACCCATTCTTGGAAGAGCCTGTAACCACAATAGTAGTTGACCTTGATAGAATCGGGTCTGTCGTTCTTGGAATGGTTCTGGTAAGTGATGCGGTCGACATCGTACGTGATAACTTGAAGTGATCCGTCTTCGATTAGCTTTTGCGTTGACGCGCCTGCGCCGATTTTGACTTCTTTCGGGAACTCGAATCCGCAGTTGAAACAGTACCTGAGTGCTGCGTGATTATAAACCCCGCAGTTCGGGCAGATTTTAACAGGAGCTTCACCATCTCCGCCTGCTCCTTTCCTGCGGGGAATTCGAGGGTCATTAATAGGTCCGAGCCTTCTGGTGTTCCCTGCAAAATCGAGAACAAGACAATTTTGCTTTTTCGACGCTTTAATCGAATCGAGTCTGCCTTGTAAGGTTTCAAGATCATAGCCTCCTTCAGCCCAAACTGGGCGCGTCCCGCGGCCTAGCATCTGGACCCAGAGCCCAGGCGATTGTGTCGGCCGCAGCATGCAAATGCAATCGATACCAGGGTAGTCGAATCCTGTGGTTAAAATGTTGTTGTTCACCATTACTCGATACTTGCCTGCTTTGAAGTCAGCGAGGTTTTGATCTCGTTTTTCATCAGGCATCTTGGAGTGGATGCAAGTAGCCGAAACTCCAAGCTGCTCAAGCATATCAGTAACATGCAATGCGTGATCTACACCAGATGCGAAGACAAGCCAGTGTTGACGATCGCTTGCAAGCCAGATAGCTTCCTTTAGGATCTCGTATGTAACCTCGTTGATATCAACGGCTTCTTGGAGATCCTTCTGAATATACTCACCAGCATGGATCTTGACCTTGTCGAGGTTGTATTCAGTATGCGTTGCCTTTGGGATCAAAGGTACTAGATAACCTTGACTGATAAACCAGTTAAACGCTTCAACACCGGTCATGTCGAAACAAATATCAGTAAAGACCCCATCCTCCTCAGTCAATAGGCCTTGGCCGAGTCGATACTGAGTTGCTGTAAATCCAATGACCTTGACCTTAGGATTTATTGCTCGAGCTGCAATAATGAACTTCTGATACATCGTGCCTTCTTTAGGAGACACGAGGTGTGCTTCGTCGATTAGAATTAGATCGAGCTTGCCGAAAAGATCCGGATATCTGAACGCCGAAGCGATGCCAGCATAAGTGATAGGATACTTAGTATCTCTGCGCCCGAGCCCAGCAGAGAAGATCCCGGCGGGCGCAGTAGGCCATAGCTGGAGGAGATGCCTAAAGTTTTGCTGAATTAGTTCCTTGACATGAGTCAACTTGATAATTCGTGTTCCCGGATATTCTTGATACGCTTGTTTGATGAATGCTCCGATAACCGGAGACTTACCTGTTCCCGTTGGCAACGCGACAAGCGGATTACCGGGAGTCGGATTTTCTTCGAAGTACTTCCATATAGAAGCTATCGCGGCGTCTTGGTAATCTCTCAATTTCATAACTACATTATACCATAAGTTAAAAGAGGTTACACGAAAAAGTCTGATTACATTTTGATGACGGTATGCTTATCACATCCTTTGATCTGTTCTTCCTTCGTAAGAAGTTCATCGCTTCGATGTACGAGATAGTTAGTGCAAGACCACCCACCATCAACCGGGCGCGAGAAGACACAAGTTCGGCAGTTGATCTGAGGTACAGGAATGTTCCCGTCGGCGTCTGGGATCTTATGGCAGATCCCGCGTTGATAGCACATCCTGCATTTGAACCAACCAGGACTCTCGTTTATCTTTGGAGGTGGATCTCGAGATTCGATAATAAACTTGCCTTTATCTAGGCGCTCTTTGTAGATTTCTGGATTAAATTCTATAAGTTCTGCATGTAAGTCATCATCGTTCTTGTTAGCAGCTAAGTATAATGCTCCCTGCAACTTATGACCACCCATATACATCTGCATCTGAGTGTAGTAAACAGGTTTAGAAACACGCACTCCTTGACTGACTAACTTTGTGAATGAATCATCATTATGAGTCTTAAATTCACAAAGAAGAGCAGTAGTTGGACACTCTGGAATACCGAGCACGACTGCATCATTAGACCCACCAAAATGACCTCCGTGAGCAGTAATCTTATACTGTTCACCATTCTCATCTATTGTCCAAACTTGAACATTGATCATTCGAAGAAGCGCAATCATTCGCGCTTCTTCGAGATGACCGCGATTAAAGAGACGAATTAAACGACCGGTTTTACGGAATGCTTGAGCCCACCTAAAAGAATACCACTGTTCTCGTAGGCACTCACCGCCGATTAGAGATGCACCAAGATGTGATCTATACCCACCTTGACCCTGATTATATGCATCAGTAATCTCATTGATAGTTTCCTTAAGGAGTGAAGTAAACTTCAATCCTTGATCAGCAACAAGAGCCTGTTCAATTGCAGCTAAGGTTTGCGCTGCAATAAACGGCTTGGCAGGTGCTACGATGTTGAGAGATACACTCACCTAAACTTAACCTCGACCGCGTGCGGCCAGAAAAGCAAGAATGCAAGCAGACCACAAAAGAACATAATGCGACCAACCTCAGCAAGAGCAGGCTTGGCGTACGTTGATCGCGTAGACGAGAAGTAGAAAAACAAGCCGACAAGTGCCACCGCTAGAGGGACTATGATCGTCATTTAGATCCTCAATGTGAAATGTACGTAGCAGGCATGTTATCAACTAGTTCAGTATCGGAGTTAGGAAGCCGTGTGTAATCCTGAAGGATATGTTGATCAGCAGGCTTGTTTTCACGCATTGCTTTAATGCACGCGCCAGTTTCAACGTGACCACAAACTCGGCAGAAGCGCGGCTTAACTGAAGCTACTTGATAGCGCCTCCTTAGCTCTGCAGCCCACTTCTTTTCGTCTTCTGAAGCTTGATCGTTATTTTGCATCTGCCAAAGGAGCGCGATGATTTCTGACTTCATCGACCCGCGGCCTTCTAGAAGCCAAGCGTATTCTTCTTTAGTCGGTTCGCTCATTTATGATCCCTTTCATAGATCAGCTGTCTCAGGTAAACAGTTTGGTCTAGAGACTCTTGGTAGGCATCGACTAAAGCATCTCGGCCGTTGAACGGTTGCAATCGAGTACCGTATCTTGCTTCACCAATCTTGTCTCGTTCCTTCATATCAGTTATAACAAGATCCCAGACAGCAGGGAGAATGTTTCGTTTGGGACCTGGTTGGTCTGCATTCAGCGAAGTCATTCTATCGATTCGCCCATCAATCTTTTCGTCCATGATCCCTCCTAAAATGTCCCCGAGATGTCTCAATGACCATCTTCATCACAAGCACTTCTCCAGCTTCGGAGCACGGATTGTGAACGGCCGTCGGGGACCAGCGGCGCGAAATCGTGACACGGAAGCGGGACGCTGTGCCCTCTCTTGCCCTGCCGGTTCCCAGGATGGTTCGCTGGTACACCGGTCTTATGGGATGGACGCCGTGTCATCGCCCATTGGAACTAGATTACTTCTGCCACGGCGGCTTCGGAGTACCGCCATTCGTCTGAGCAGGCTTGGTCGCAAGAATCTTCTGCGCCTCAGGATCGGTGGGATTTGCCTCCGCCCATGCGTACGCTTCAGGAGGATACGCAGGAGCCTGTACCGGAGCCGGTGCGGGCTTCTGCCACGGCGGAGCAGTAGTAGCGGGAGGCTTCCAGCCAGTAGGAGCAGGGGTTTGAGCCGGTGCCGGTGTAGGAGCTGGCTTCTGCTGCCACGGCGGAGAAGCGGCCGCAGCTGGAGCCGGCGTAGAAACTCCGACGGGACCTGCTCCTGCTCCCTGTTGCCAGGGAGGAGCGGCAACCGTAGCTCCCGCTGGTGGCTGCTTACCGTCTGCTCCTTGTGGTTTGTACCCTCGGACTTCGTTGGAAGCGTCGTAAAACTTGCCATCTGCTCCTGGACCCGCAGGCTTTTGAACGATCCTAGCCATCAACGGGATCCCATGAAGCTGTGCAGTATCATTTACCTGCATAACTCCAGTCGCGTGGCAAATCGCCGACAACTGCCGGTATGCAATCTCCATTGCCGTTTGATTCGGATTCTGGAGATTGAGGCGATCCCACGCCTTGCGACCAACGTAGTCGCCGTCAAGAATTTCCATCGTCAATTCGAGATATGCTCCGTCGCCTTTCGACGTCGGCTTCATCTCGGATTCAATGATCTTGACGTTGTACCAACCGGTCGGTACTGGCTCGAGCGGTTTAGCAGGTTCTACCTGCCTTGCGTCGAACGCCCCTGTAGTAAGAAGAGCCATGTTTTATTCCTTGTGGTTATCGAGGTCCAAGAACAATCACGTTTGCAGCCTGTTCGCCTTTCGGAACTTTGACGAGATCAAACTCGACGCGTTCTCCCTCCTTGAGAGAGCGAAACCCGTCCATCATGATCGAAGTATGGTGTACAAAGATATCTTTGTTTCCTTCATCGGGAATGATAAAACCAAAACCCTTCTTCTCATCAAACCATTTGACTCTACCAGCGTGCTTTGGCATTGTCTTGTTCCACCAAAATTCACGATGAGAGGATTTTGTTGAAGATATGTGTGAGATCGGGTTTTTCGACGGCGTCGAGATTTCCACTGCGATCTTTTGCTCCATATTGCAAGTCCGGTTGAGTTTGTAGATACCGATATGTTTCTCCGTTCTGAAGCCTACCGAGTCGAAGACAAAACGTTTCATCAAAGAAATACGGAACCAGCGGCCCCATCTTCTTGCCCGGGATGCTAGGACCGTACTTCACTTGACCAGTCATATCGTCTTTGATCGGTTCCATCTTCACTGAGAAGTAAACATGCTTGCCCTGTAGATCTCTGAACGCTCGGATAACCATCGAAAGTTTTTCGATAAGTTCTCCATATGCTTGTCGAGGATCTTTGACTTGTGTTAGAGCATGAGCAAGGATTACTTCTCCAATCTCCGAAAGCGAATCGAGACAGACAGTCCAGAATCGATCAGCCTCTTTCGATCCTACTATCCATCGATGCGCTTCTGTGAGATCGTCGATATTATCGATTCTGATAAAGGGAATAGCAGGTTTGATTTTTCGAATTGAAAGCAAACCTGCTTCAGCCGATAGGATCAGCGGATAAGGTGCTGTAGAACAAAGTACAGTCTTGCCCATTCCGTATTCAGAATAAACTAGCGCCTTTACTCCTTGATTCACTACTTGATCGGTCATTCCCCACTTAATTGGCATTAATCAGCGGCCTTTCGTTTTAGTTATAAGCCATTATACCACAGTTAAAGAGATTCGCAAGTGATTTGTAGAACCTACGGAGCCGTATAGTAGAAGACGTTGATTCGCCAAATAACTCCTGAAGTTGCAGGAGCTGCGATCGTAGTTGCAGTTGCAACTGCCGTAGATTTTAGTGGCGATGTTAATTGGATATCAGTTTCGTACTGAGTACCGATTGCAGCAGCTGTTGGAGTCGTCCATGCCAAACTTCCAGGAAGATTCGCTGTAGTAACGTCTACTGGAGTTGCAACGCCTGTTCGAGCAGCTGCTGCGTAGGCAATGATATTAATTCTCGAGATGTAATGAAATTGTCCAGCAACGACAGGCAATGAAACAGTTAGAGCAACTCCTGAACCACTCTTTTGAGATTGAACTAGTGTTGCGGGTAAATGCGCAACCGTTCCGCTGATTGATTGAGTTGCCGGAAAGTTGTTAACTCCGACTGTTCCAGAAACTGGTTGTGTAGCAGGGAAGTTATTGATCCCGACAGTTCCTGATACGGGTTGTATGGCTGGGAATGCTCCAGCTCTGGTCGATAATGCTACATCAAGATTGTCGGTACGTGCTTTGATTGCAGCAAGCGTTGCTTCGGTTGAAGCACCGGTTGGGAGCGGTTGAGATGCTAACGATACAGGCTGCGTTGCTGGATAGAATGCTCCAGTTACTGCTTGTGATGATGGGAAATTACTGATCGCTACAGATCCCGATATAGACTGGACATCGGTAGGCTTAGTTCTTGACGAAAGCGGGATATCAAGGTTATCGGTCCTAATCCTGATAAGATCCAGAGCTTCACTAACTAGAGTAAGTGTATCTTCCGAAGCCAAACCAAGAGGTAGCTGTACCGGAACGGGCGCAGCTCTCAACTCAGCATCAGTTAATGCTCCTGTTGATGTCCCAGGAGCCGGAGCAGGGGCAGGAGCAGCTGAACTGTTGACTCGTAGATTCCCATTAAGATCTACCGACAGCCAAACTAGTTCTCCTTCTTGATACTGAGGAGAACCAGAAGACGCCTGAGCAACCGTTTGAGATGACCCTGCCACTTGATTACCTCCTATGCGGCTTTGGTCTCATCTTCCTTGGAAACGAGTTCCAGTGTTGGAGCGGCAGGCTTGATTTCAAGGCACTGCTCGAAGATCTTCTGCTGTTCAGCAGTAAGCCCGCGGTACTCTTTCAGAACTACTTCAGGCTTGCGACGAATAAGAATACTTGTATTAATCAGCATCTTTTGCAGTTGTTCTTCAACCGCAGGAAGAGCAGCTTCATCAACCTTACGATTGATCTTGATAGTTCCCTTCAAAGTCCAACCAGGCCAGATCTCGAGGTTGTTAGTTCCTTCCTTGCCGTTCGGGAAGGCAATTTCCATCACCTTCTTACGCAGCTCCATCTCTTGCTTAACTAGAGGTTCGAGAATGTCCTCGTATTTATCAAGCTCGTCAATAATCTTCGACCAAGCAGTAACCGCATCAATAATTCCCTGATTGATTTCCAATTTATCTTCTCCGTATTTATTTCGACACGCTCTACAGCGTTTATGAGAACTGTCAGGGTGAATTCCATCGCCGCAGGTTTTGCAGATTGTTTCTGCTACACACGGTTGTTCATGATCGGCTTCATACCCGCAAGCTCTGCCTTTAGTTGGACCTTGCCTGATTGGATTATTACAACACTTCATCAGGTTCTTTTACTTCGACTTGGACAGGCTTCGCTGTCATAACTTTGATCAACTTAAAGATGTAGTGTTTCTCTAAATCATCGTTAGCAAATATAGAATGTTTAGCCTCTTCGATAACTTCTTCTTCAGTTGACCAAAGTTCCCCTTCGATTTGATGTTGTTTCAAATACAAGTATTTATTCATATCATTTCACTTCAATGCAAACAGCATAAACGTTGATATGTGAATCTGGAGGATTTGCTTTAAGGGCACTTGAAACAAGTTCACAGCCCTTCTGGTTACTAAATCCAGTAATGGTCTGTGAGTGCATAGTAATATCAGTAACAGAAAAAGTATTTGCTTTCAAAGTATAGAATAAAAGAAACAACGTCCACATGATTTTTTATGCTCCTTCGATGAAGATTCATGACACCCCGGGTGACCTGAAGTCTTGTCGAGGCCTCTTGTCAACTAAAGGCCCGGCTCGACGTACGGCTCAGTATCTTTGGACGTGAGATCCACTGATACTTCTACGCCGCGACCACCCAGGGTGTCATCAATCTTCATCCCCTCCGTTAGCGTAGGCACCTTCGATTCCCTACAGCCAAGCATCACGCGACTTTCAATACCGCAAAATCTTGCTTGACCAGGATGCCATTTAGCGACGCTAAATTCTATCGCTTCTCTCCAGGGAATCGCTCATTCGGAGAAGAAGCGGCCTAAGTCAATACGTATGGACTTTTATGAAGTGGATGATTCTTTGGAACATCTACGTAATAGATTTGCTTTTGATCCAGTTCATATAAACAACCTCCTCTTAGTTTCTTTTGTTCTAACATCTGCTTGAACTTGGCAAGATCCAAAACGATTGCTTGTTTCCGTACCATTGTTTTACATTATACCCTACCCCAAATGATACTCCAAGAGATTTGTTGATCCTAACATCTAAATAACACTTGGGCATCTTATAGGATCTAACCTATTATGGGAATCTCCGAAAGTCCCAATGATTGTATAGTGTTAATGAAGACGACCCTTTAATCAGAGGCAGATTTTCGTGTTAGATAATATACCGCTCGAGCTTCGTCAATATCCTTGTTGGGTTGCAGCCGAAATCGACAAGGTACCGCTAGATCCCAAGACAGGGCAGAAAGCATCAGTAACTGATCCGAATACGTGGTCGACGTTTGACCAAGCGGTTCAGTCAGGACATAAATACGTCGGATTCGTGCTCTCTCAATGGGATCCATATTCAATCATTGATCTAGATAATAAGACCGAAGACCCTTGTACTCAAGAACAGTTACAACGCCATTTCAAGATCCTAGAAGCGTTCAATAGCTATACCGAACGCTCGGCATCCGGAACAGGCTATCACATTGTGGTCAAAGGTTCAATCCCGTCGGGTGTGAAGCGGGATCATGTAGAAGTGTATAGTTCTGCCCGTTATATGATTTGCACCGGAGATGTGGTTCGTAATGTTCCCATTGTTGAATATCAAGAGCTTTTGAGATTGATGTATGAAGAGATGAAATCGACGGATGAATCTGTTGATCTCATTGAGCAAGAAGAAACTCTTGATGATCGTAGTCTAGTTGAGATGGCAATGAGGGCAGCAAATGCAGACAAGTTTAATGATCTATGTAACGGAAAGTGGGAAGATTTCGGCTACCCCTCTCAATCGGAAGCAGATCTCGCGCTTCTTAGCATCTTTGCATTCTATTCAAATTCAAATAAACAATGCAGACGTCTCTTCCGTATGTCAGCTCTTGGCAAGCGGGATAAAGCGACAAGAGACGATAGATATATCAATTACGCTCTCCAGAAAATTCGGGCAAAACAGCCACCTCCAATTGATTTCGATGCAATCAAAGCAAAACTAAAGCCCGTGACAAATGGGGTACCCCACCCAGAGGTAACGCCTACCCAGCTGTCAGCGCCCCACCGCAAGGTATTCAATGGCTACATTAAGAAAACTGAACTGCCGCCTGGGCTCGTAGGGGCGTTGGCTTCCTACTTTTACGAGACTGCTGTTCGCCCGGTTCCTGATATCGCTCTCTCGGCAGCTATCTCTCTGGCGGCCGGGATCGTAGGGAGATCCTACAACGTAAGCGGAACGGGCTTGAATCAATATATCATCCTCGTAGCGAAGACTGGGACAGGTAAAGAGAGCGCAGCTCGTGGAATCGATAATCTAATTGCTTCCACCAAGATGACGATTCCAATGGTAGACCAGTTTATTGGACCCAGTACGTTTGCTTCAGGACAGGCGCTAATCAAAACATTAGATGAACGACCATGTTTCGTTTCGATCCTTGGAGAGTTCGGATTGACCCTCCAACAAATCTGTGATCCTAATGCTACATCTGCCCAAATCATGTACCGAAAGGTTCTTTTGGACCTTTACTCTAAGTCGGGATGGTCTAACATTCTTCGTAGTTCTGTATATAGCGATACAGTTAAGAACACAAAAGTGGTACAAGCTCCTAATGTTACAATTCTCGGTGAAACGACTCCTGAGACATTTTTCGACGGTCTTGATTCGAGTCATATCTCGGAAGGTTTGATCCCAAGGTTCTTAGTTATCCAATACGCCGGAAATAGACCGCCTCGAAATAAAGCAGCAGGGTCACCACCATCTAAGAATCTTATCGAAAAGTTTTCAGAGATCGTAATGATCGCCTTAACTACGAATCAAAATAACCAATGTATTGATGTATCTGTAGATCCTCATGCATCGAAGTGGATGGATGATTTCGATGCCCTATGCGATGAGCGCATCAATGGTGCCAATCAAGATGTTGAAATTCAAGTTTGGAATCGGGCTCATCTAAAAGCTTTGAAATTAAGTGCCTTGATTGCAGTTGGTTGTTCTCCTCACCAACCACTTATCACAGCTGATCTAGCTGAATGGTCAATCAATTTCATAAAGCGTGATGTAGAGGCAATGGCGTCCAAGTTCTCGACCGGTGATATTGGTCATGGCGACGCTAAAGTATCTGCTGATCTTCAGAGAGTTATCCACAATTATGTTCTCGGCGCGTTCGAAGAAGCTCAGAACTATGGTGTAGATAATCAGATGTTCTCGGATAAGATAATTCCGTATTGCTATTTCATCAGGAAGACGGCATGTCTTGCGGCTTTTAGAAAAGATCGTAGAGGCAGTACGGTTGCTCTGAAGAGTGCTATCCAAGATTGCGTTGATTCTAACTTGCTAGTTGAAATACCAACGAATCAGTTATTCGGGAAGTATCGTGCTCGAGGCAAAGCATGGACTCTAGGTCCAGGCTGGAAGGCGCCATGACCTATACTCAATGGGCTTGGATCAATTGCTCGATCTTTCTGCTCGTCATTGAGGCTGTCGCGCTTATCAGAGGTGATGCTTTATTGACCGATGCAATGCGCACTGGCGCAAACCGTTGGCTGCTCTGGCCAGCGGTCTTCGGTACACTTTGTGGTCATTTCTTTGGAGCATCGACGCTCCCTACGTGGACCGCCTGGTTCTTAGTTCCACTAGGTTTAGGAATCTTAGCTCGAGACCTATTCATTGGATCTCAAGTTGCTCCGATTAACCATCTCACAGTCTGTATCTTGTTCATTGGTATTGGAGCATTGCTTTGGGGTGCTCGATCACCTTGATTACTATGGCTGATCAGCCCCCTGAGTTTTTCTGCGAGCATTGTTCAGCTTCTTGATACGCATCGGAAACCATTCACTATTCGGAATCGAACCCTTCTTCGGAAGGGTATCTTTCTCCCATAGCTTCTGGCATCTTATAGAGCAGAAACCTCGAAGCTCTGCCTGAGACTTCATAGTGTTGTAAGGTTCGCCACAATGAATGCAAGTACAATTTCGACCGGGCATTAGATCTCCTGTTACGTCAAGTAGTCAGTAGTTTCGGGAGCAGCAACTGCATTGATTCCAAAAGACTTAATCTTATCGGAGTGCATATTCGCCCACTGGTGAGTATCGGAGATACCTCCAGGCGGGAAGATATCAAAGCAAACACCTTCGTCACTATCGCGGACTAATCTGGTGTGGGGTCCAAGTAAATTGATCCAGAGCGTAAGACCCTGGTAGCGAGTCCCCATATCGTCGTAGATAAAAGCATCGTTCGGTTTATCTGGTTTCAGCTGTGATAGCCCAGTTTCAGGATATTGACGATGCAAGATGACTCGAACTACCCAACGTTGCTTCGGCATTAGATTAGACCTTTCATAACTTGATCGTAGAATTCTTTCAATTCTTCTTGGAATGAATTCAGTTGATCATTAATATCGAAATCGTCATGAACCTTAAGAAGAGCAAGACTGTGATGTTCGTTGATAGGAATAATTTGGATTGTAGATTCAGCAAGTCCTGTAGCGTTGAGGTAGTGTGCCGACCGGTGAATATTTCCAGGAGTGTTCCATGGTAGTAGTTTCATGATCGTTGAGCTCGAGTTTTGAAATCTGTCCAACCTTCAGGCTCGAGAAGCAGCTTTAAGCGAGTCTTATTGACCTTGAGAGGTTGAAGCCTGGTCCCTAGATCCTTA